TCCGCTGCGAGGGCAAGAACCCCGTGGAGGTTGCCAAGCTCCAGCTCAATGGCCAGGACCGTTTCACGGAACGTGAGGGTGCCTACTTCGACCGCGTGCAGCCTTTCCAGCACCACACTCGCACGCCTACGACGGGTATCAACGTGTACTCGTTCGCCCTGCGCCCCGAGGAGCACCAGCCTTCCGGCACGTGCAACTTCTCGCGCATCGATAAGGCGACGCTCCAGCTGACGGTGTCCATCAACACGGTGGTTGGTGCCCGCACGGCCCAGGTGCGCGTGTATGCGCTGAACTACAACGTGCTCCGCGTGATGAGCGGCATGGGCGGTCTAGCGTACAGCAACTAAACATAATATAAAAACTAAAAACGGGGAAACCCAAAACTAAGCATTCAGCTGAATATTTAGTTTTGAGAATAAATGATTACATCTTATAATATACCGACAAACTCATCAACTATTGTATTGATATCCCGTTGTTTGAGTATTAGTTCCTTTCCTCTTCGTTTTAGATCGTTTTTGCGTTGAGTATCGGAATCTATCTCATAAATCAGCTTCTGGATAGATAACACAACTTCTTCTGAAAACAGCTCTGGATTACGTGAATCTTGAGGATTCTGTATTAGTTCCATATTCGCGTTTGAAGGAAATGGGATCCACACGACACAATCTCCAAAGTTCTCTACTAATGCTCCAACGGGAAATGCAAATATAATAACCTCGTGTAAAAGGGCTTCAGCTACCGCACAACAATCGGTCTCTTTCGTAAGACGATATTTATCGCCACCGCTAACTCCAGGATAAACGTAGTATTCTGTTGAGCTAAGTGTGTTATAAAGCTGAATTTTTGACATAGTTTTCATTTTGCATCCTATGATATCATCGACCATCCAAGGGACGTATGAACAGACTGTTAATGATTTATCGTCAAATGTAAGACCCTTGTATGCGTTATACATTAGTTCGCCTCCCCTATCAAACGATGCGTGAAAAATAAACGAATGAGGTATTTTTTTGTTGTTAGCGGTACTTAGTAATATTGGGTTTCGAATAGATACTACCTTATCAAAATAACTCCTATAGTATGGAACAGTTGTGTCTAAGAACGATTTTGTAAACCCCGTAATAGTATTTATAGTAAGATTACATTTTGGATACATTGTTTTGAAGTTTTTAAACATATCTTCCGATCCAAACTGTTTTGTATGAGACCAGAATACAAGTGTTTTCAAGTTTGACCATTTATATGCATATGTTGGATTAATCCATGGAGTTATAACTAGAATGTCAACTTTGTGATCTAAGTTGTATATCGATAACGACGAAATATATCGAACCCCATTTATAGTTGTATTATTGACACATGTATCGCAACCAACAAATACGTTATATCCTCTTGTCACTAATGCTTCTGCCATCAATACAATAGATTGCTGCGTTCCTCCAGTTCCGAATTCTCCATTTCTGAGTGTATGACCGTCCCATTTTGAACTTACAATGGAACTACTGTTATTTGGAAAACATAAAAACAAGATAGTCTGTTTGTTAGGTGGTATGTGTATTGGTTCTACATTTTTGATATGTTTTTTAACAAAACTCAACATTTGTATTGCATTGGTATATACTTTTCCCCAGTTATACTCAAAAAAAAGATTTGTAAACATACAAATGCCCGACAAGACTCGTAAGGTTGGCTCACGCGCGCAGGTTATGCACGGTACTGCTCATCACACGAAGGGAGGATTAACTAAGTCGGACCTGAAGTACAATAAGGCCGGTCGTATTGTATCTCGCAAGAAGAGTGCTACAATGAAGCGTCGTGCGTAAGTATTTTAAACGAACGGTCCATAACTCATAAAATGGTCGATTATCTTGTGGAGGCAAAGACTGTACAGACGGGGGCTATCCGTACACTCGTAGAGGCTCTGAAGTGTATTCTGGTTGAGATGAGTCTGCTGTTTGATTCTGAAGGCATTCGGATGGTTGCAATGGATAATACGCGTACTGTTCTTGTACATCTACGTCTGTATTCGGACAAGTTTGAAAAGTATGCGTACAATCATACCGCCCAGAAGTTTATTATTGGCGTCAATACCGACCATCTGTATCGTATTATCAAGACAGCAACCAACGATGATACCGTCACGTTTTATGTAGAGAATAATGACCCTAATACGCTGGGTATTCTGCTAGAGGATGGTGAGAAGAAGCAGGTAACTCGTTATAAGCTCAATCTGCTTGATCGCGATGAGCCTGACATTCAGCTACCGGAGACTGAGTTTTCTGCACACGTTACTATGCCATCCCTTGATTTCCAAAAGATTTGCCGTGATATGACACTACTAGGTGCCAAGACGGTTGAAATCAAGAATATTGGATCATCATTGACGTTTGGTTGCAAGGGTCATTTTGCGTCTCGAACTACGGTGATGGGAGATTCAGAGAACGATTTCAGTATCCAGAAGAAGGTAAATGATGAAATCGTAACCGGTTTATTCTCCCTACCACATTTGGTCCTATTCACAAAGTGCACAAATCTGTGCAATAACTTGGAGATTCACATGAAGAACGATTGGTTCATGCTGATCCGCTATGTGGTTGCCAACTTGGGTGATGTCAAGCTAGCACTGATGCCTTGCAGTGCCTAAATCCACACAGAAGCCCCCAATAACTCACGACAATACATAGAACTTCGTGCAGTTAGTTCAAGACCGAGAAACATAACACCCGCGGTGCTCAACATAAGTGTGATTCCCGCGCGTGTTTCAGTTTGAAGCGGTACTGCAAATATATCCAGCAAAGAATCAATCATAGTATGACATCCTGGACCGAGTAATCTTTGTTCTATAGAACTCAGCACACATGTTCGCAAAACTATATGCTGAAACCAAACTAAGAAAATAAATGAGAATATAACTGCTTGAAACCAAAAAACAGGATATATTGTATGTGAGAGCACAACCAATACCATTAGTGTCCAAAACCCAAATACATGCAATATGTACACTATTTCCCCTAGAATCTCGTCCTTATCCGTTATCCATTTGTATACAAATCGAAAGAACGATTCTAGGTTATCTACAATCTTGTTATGAAGCGACATTATGTCTACTTAGGACGAGATTTATGGGCTGTGTACGTAACGTCATCTCCGACTTTAAATCCTTTCATATTCTGATTTAGTACGTTCTTTTGAGAAACAACTGTAGTTGTGTTCCAAACTTTTACAATCGAGAAAGGACCTTTCGGAGAGACTGTAACCCCCGCGAGTGTCTCCGGACGAGTCGTGAACATTTCGTTTGATACACAGTGTACCATCAACTCCAGGAATGTATCATATACGATAGATACTTCAACTTTCTTCGACCAAGAACCACCTGCTTCATTCTCAGGTGAGTCCCAAAGAGGGTTGAAGCCTCGACGCATAAAGAAGAACATTCCAGATTCCCAGGCTTCTTTTGAGATTGAATCTACAACTGTCCAGAACTGTTGCGGTGTAGACACATCAGCTACCTTTACGTAGCTTTCTAAGGAGTAATCCTTATTTTCAGGGTCATGGTACCACAACATCCAAGAATACTGGAATCTTGTGGTATAGTCCCCCATTTATACTTAAGTATTATTGATTACCGTGTAGATGAAACTGATTCGTTTTCACACAGTATATGAATAAGAACCATGGCACTCACGGCGTCTATGATTTATTCTTTTCGCGATATGGCAAAGCTTCCACTTCCCCAAATCGTTCAAGATAACATTGCTCGCCTGCGTATTACACCAATGTTCTTCAAACCGTTTCATAAACCTTCGAATAAGACATTTCATCCCAAGAAGCCGGCAAATGATAACTGGCGAGAGCGAATCCTTGTAGATATCGTTCGTCGCGTAAAGGAACGAGAGGATCCTGAGTATTCCGATATCTTTAGTATTTTGAATAAGATTACTGTGTCTTCAATGGATAAGCTATCGAGAGATGCTATCGAGCTTATTCAGAAGCGAGATGAACAGTTCAGATTGCGTATTGCAACATTGCTGTTTGACAAGGCAATAACTCAGCATGCGTATGCATCTGTCATGGCCGAAAGTGCACGTATCATGACCGCAGCGATTCCTGATATGAAAGATGATATTCAGGCTCAAGTACAGATGTTTCCAAAACTGTACAATATGAATGAGACACTGACGTTCCCATCTAGTGCTGACGCAAACTTTGATAACAAAGTTATCGAATGGACAAATCAAAAAGAAAAGAGACGCGGATATGCCAAGTTTATGATGGAGCTGTCTCTGCGAGATTTAGTTAGCGATGAATGTGTCAAATCTGGTCTGCAGGATGTTCTAAATGAACTAAATGACGTATCTAAGCAACCGAGAACTGCCCAAACTGAGGAGAACGTCGGCCAGTATGCTGTGTTCTTGTACGAAACCGCAAAACTATCGAAATCG